GCGGTGTTATCGGTTTCGGGTTATGGGTTGTCGCTCTCTTGATAGTGCTAATGGCGAAATAATCAACAGGTATTCATCATGTCTTTAGTCAAAAAAGGCAATCATTGGTATATAGTCTACTGCCAAAAGAACCGGCAGATATGGAAGACTACCGGACAAGAAGACAAAGAGATTGCAGAGGCGATCCATACGCAGTTTATGGCGATACTGAAACAGAATAAAACCCGCGCTATTGTCGCCAAACTACTTGGACAAGCAACGCCGGAGCCGTCTAAAAACGTATTGCCGGAAACAAAACGCCGGTTAAGAATTGACAGAATTTTAGACACCTGCGAAAAATACAAGGAATTATCAGTAAATCATAAACGGGCATTTAACCGCTTTGCAGGCTCGCTATCGCAAAATATTACTTTTGCCGATGAGATATCGGGCGATATGGCTTTCGATTATCTGCACGCTAACTATGGCGAACTGTCCGGCAAATCATGGAATAACAATAAAACCTATCTGCATTCAATATTCAAAACAATATTACTTGATGCCGGTTTATCAGAATCACCTTTCGCCAGGGTAATCCAAAAGCGTGATAATGGCAAACATCAACGACCTTTCACCGATGCGGAATGTAAATTGATTATCGGAGCTGCAAAAGAGCCGTGGAAATCTGCCGCGATCATTGCCTATCACACCGGACTACGGCAGAAAGATATATTTGATTTACGCTGGAGTAATATCAACGGCAATATAATCACCGTTACCCCTGCCAAAACGTCAAGGCACGGCAAGGCGGTGCAGATACCAATACACGCTGAATTATCAAAATACCTTGCCACCCTGCCCCGAAAAAATCAAAGGGTATTAGGATTCAGCGATACCAAGTGTCATAATAGCGGCAGTTTTACCACTGCATTCGGCAAGATACTTGAGGAATTGAATATTGAAGACACGGAACATGGCATTGTTAATTTTAACAGTTTCAGAAACACTTTCATTACCCGGTGCCGGGCGGCTGGTATCGCAGAACACGCCATTCGCGGCATAGCCGGACATGGTACTAAAGAACTCACGGACTTATATTCTCACGACATTACCAGCGCAATGGCAATCCTACAATTACCGTCTAACATCTAGCCTTATCACTTCCGCGCTATTCCGTTTCTAACGCCAAAAACCTTAAATATTTAGAATAACCATTAGAATATACATTATTTCAAGCTGAATACGGGGGTTCAACTCCCCCCACCTCCACCACCTTTTTCCCTCAAAACAACCAACGGCAACCGCCGTTTCCGCCTATCTCCATTAGAATAATCGTTAGAATAGAATTATGGTTTTTAGCGTTTAATTCTGTCCGTCAATGATTGAAAATATAACACTACTTTTTAAATCATTGAAAATCTTGAAAATTAAAAATCACGGATATTATGTCTCTTACTCTCTCTCTGTCTCTGTCTCTGTCTCTGGAGTATCATCACGATATCAGTCTGATATCATCTTGATATCATCTTGATATCATCTTGATATCATAAGCACAAAACAGGGTAATTTTACATAAATCGTTAGAAAAACTATTAGAATATTTTAACATATTCGCTTATATTATTCATATTCCGTTAATTACGTTATTAAACATCGTGATAATATAGGATAGTATATGGATAGTAACACGTCGCTGGTAGATATCGAAGACCGCTTAGACTTCCTGACAGAATTCGACCGCAAAGACGTTGCCGATTGTTTCAAGAGCGTAATAACATCAATATACGATTCGGCAAAGAAACAGACCAGACTGGAACCAAAACTTATCACTATCATTAGAGACCTAGAAGACATTAGACTATCATCACCAGCCAGCCATAAAGTAATTCTTATATCAATCACATCATACCCGTCGTCATACCTGACTATTGCACGCAAGATAGGCATTACCAAACAGGCAGTGCATAAGACCATCAAAGAACTTTCAGCCAAGTATGACTGGATAGATACAATGCTAAAGATGCGTTCACAGTATCAACTGACAAAGGGCAACTGTCCAATATCAGGCAACAGCTTCGACCCGGCAAAGAGATTTAAACAGTAAACAAACGGAGTATGCTATGGATGCAATCAATAATAGAGTTCCTTATGTGATTGAAACACAGATTACTGAAGCAGAGTATCACGAAAGCAATGGCAACTTTTATGAAATGAAAGAATTGCAAGGTAAGATTTTTATTAATATTCACCTTAGCAAAATACCAGACAACAAATCACAGGTAGATTATTTCAAAAACGTTATTGAAAAGATTAACAAGGTATTAAAAACTCCGATTAATGATAAACATATAAACATTAATCCGGATGATGCGTGGCTAGAGGAAGATCCATCATGCGATGGGTGCGGACAACAAAAGCAATATTGCGAATGCTGGCACGAATAAGGCAGATAAACAACTCTATATAGCAGGCTATGACAGACATTTTTGTAAAAAATTTTTTCTCTGACAAAACCGTTTCAAAAAAAATCGAGCATGGGAAAAGCTGTATGTTAAAATTTTCGAGTTGTGCAAAAGCTGTATGTAAAAATTTTGCCTTTGTAAAAAGACCGTATTTTAAAAAAGGTACTCCGCCAGAGATTCCAAGGAAGGCGGTAGGCAGTCGAGCACATCACATTTTGCAATTTTCTGAATTTTGGGTTTTGGGTATCGGGGGTGAAAGTTACAGAGTAAACGAATGACAGGCAAGACAAAAAAGACATACATGTATATCACGATTCCGGAAGCGGCGGCGCGGATGGGCGTCAACTCGCGGAGGATTCATACGCTATTGGATACTGGGAAACTGGAGGACAACGGCTGCCGGGGTACTAAGCGCCGGGTAAAGTATGAGACGGACGGGGCGGAGTCTAAGACTGCAAAGGAATCACACGACGAAGCAAGGCGGCGCAAGACGGTGGCTGAGGCAAACTTAATTGAACAAAAGAGTTTAGAGTTTCAGCAGCGTTTGTTTGATAAATGGTCCAATGAATTCTTTGCGGTGTTTTCTCATGCGTTTGGACCGTTTAAAACGGCGGTGGTTGACTTGCGATTGGACATGGACAAGACAAAAAAACTTAACGAGTTATTTAATGTATGTATGAACAGCTTGCACACCGAGTTGAAGACTATTTCAGATTCAGTGAATTCATAAAGCCTGCCGACTGGGTCAAAGATAATATTATTATGTCCGGAGTTATCGGTGCCAAGATGGATAAGCCGGACTTAAATCTAACGCCTTACCTGATTGACCCGTTGAATGAGTGGGACTTTTCCGGATGCATCCGCGAAGTAACTGTCGTGGCGCCTGAACAAACCGGCAAGTCTGCGACATGGAATTGGGGCTTGACGTGGAGCTTCAAGTATAAGCCGTGTCTGTCGATTGTCTGCTATCCATCCGACGACCTGGCAGAAGAGGCGAACCACGAAACGCTGATGCCGCTGATGCGCAACATCCCGGAACTGGCGGCAGAGCTGGCAGTGCCACGGGCGAAAACAAAAGACCACTTTTATTTTTCAAATGTAATTAGTTACTTCATGGGTTCCGGCAGCAGGGTGACATCGAAGAGCGCCAAGATAAGAGTTGGCGACGAATTAGACGACTGGGAACGGCATGAACACCAGGTGGACAATCTCGATGACTTACGGAAACGGGGGCGGTCATTTGACGAGTCGTTGTTATATGACGTATGTTCACCGACTGAAGAGACTGCCCCGATTTGGCAAGAGTTCCTGAAATCGTCGCGCGGTTACTGGACCATGCGCTGCGTTAATTGTAATAAACTCTCTATGCGTTCCTGCGATGTTCACAATTTACAATTTGAATTGACTGAAACGGCAGAAGAAAAAACGGTTACCGCCGGCAGTGAAAGACTGATATGCCCGGTCTGCCATCACGAACATATTGAATCAGACAAACGGGCAATGAATCTGAATGGCGCATATATCCATGAAGTCCCGGAACTGATCGGGAAGCATTCCGGATATCAGTGGGGCGCTCTGGCCAGCCAGTGGCAATCGTTAAGTTGGAACGAAATTGCCAAGGCGCAAGTGTTGGCCGGCAGGTCCGGCAACAAAAAGAAACAAATTTACTTTGATAACTCAATCAAGGGTCTGCCATTTAAACAACGCAAAATAACGGGTGACCGGCAGGAAAAGATTATGGCGCATTGCGCACCATCGCTGCCGGATCCGGCGACTATCGAAGCGGTGTTCATGTCAATAGACACGCAGGATTATGGTTGGAAATGGGAAGTGCGTTGCTTTGATGTTAATTCCTGCCGGTGGCAATTGGCTTACGGGTTCTGCGAATATCTGGAACTTGGCGACAGGGAAAGAGAAATAATTAATGGCAAGCGCCAGACTGCGGCGGAACAGTCCGGAGAAAAATACGCGCCTGTCGTTACGCTAGATGAAGTTCTATATCACGAGTTTCTTGGAATTAATATTGCTATGGCAATTATAGATGAAGGCGGTCACCGTAAACGGGAAGTTGAAAACTTTGTCGAACGGCACCGCAAACTATTCAGTTATAAAGGCGATGCACACGGGCGCGACCGCTGGCGCTGGTCTGAAACGCAATCAAAACTTATCCTGGCACATGAACGAGATTTTAAAAGCGATTTACTATATTATATATATACGCAAAAGAACCGCGAAAATAATTACTGGTTTTTACTTCCGGAAGTTAAAGACGAATATATTGAAGAACTTGCCGCCATGCAGCCGGACGAAACGAAACGGGACGGGCATATCTTTGAGAATTACGACCATAACAGCAGGGTGCACGACTTCTTTGATACGTCAAAGATGTACTTGGTCATCGAAGAGGTGGCGATTGCCATTCTGGATCCAAAACATTTCCGGTGTAAAAAAGCGGAAATATTAAAACTGGACAAGCAAGCCGATGCAGTTCCGGCAGTATCGCCTGTCAATAAACCGTCGGGATCATGGATGTCCGGCTATTAAACTGGTTGACGTTTTCCCCAATATTAAAAAGGGGCGACAATGTCAATCGCTAAAGAACCAGAAAGTTTCGTTTGCGGCAATACCGTCAACTGGCTAAAAAACATTCCGGAATATCTGCCTGCCGACGGCTGGGTGTTGAAATATCATTTCCGTCGTCCCGCAACCGCGGATAAATTCTCCGTCACATCCACGCCAGACGGAGACAGTCATAGCGTCACCATTACCGCAGCCGCCACCGCGCTACTAACTGCCGGCGAATGGTACTATCAATCCTACGTTGAAAAACTAACACAAAAAATTCATATCGCGTCAGGCGTAATGTCTGTCGTTGTCGATTACTCCGGGACAGGAACAGTTGACCCGCGCACATGGGAAGAGATTACACTTGATGCAATCCGGGCAGTCATTCAGGGACGCGCCACCGCTAACCAGTCCAGCGTAAAAGTTGGCGACAAAGAACTCCGTTATTATTCTTTCGACGAGTTATTACGATTGGAGGAATCTATAAGCGCAAGAGTTGACAGACTGCGCCGCGCCGCCGCTGGAGAACCGCCGCAAACTGCTGTATACGCAACATTTATTTGAGGTAAACAATGTTTCAAAAATTATTTTCTAAGTTACGCGGAAAAAGACAGTTCCAAGCGGCAACGACCACACGCTATAACAGTGACTGGATAACTCAATACATTACAGCTAACGCAGATCTGAAACGCCACTTGCCCAAGATGCGTGAACGCTCGAGAGACCTTGCCAAAAACAACAGCGACTATCGCAAATGGCTCAATATGCGGAGCCGGAATATTATTGGCGACGTTGGCTTTGGTCTTCAAGTGAAAAGCAAAAATACTGATGGCACTCCGGATAAGGTAGCGAATACTATTCTTGAAGACCACTTCACGCGCTGGGGCAAGAAAAAGAATCAATGGTGTACTCTTGACGGACAACAGAGTTTCAGAGACTTTTGCGACCTGGTGGATAAAACTTTTGCGATTGACGGCGAAGCGTTTATTCAGATAATCGACGGCGCCAGTAACCCGTATAATTTTTCATTGAAACTTATCGACAGTTACGATATTGACATGGACAAGAATGTCCAGTCAGTAGTTCCGGGCGGTAATAAGATTGTCATGGGTGTAGAACTCGATGCCAACGAAAGACCGATTGCTTACTGGCATAAGCGCAAAATGAATGAAGAACAGATGCACACTAACGATTGGGTGCAGATACCGGCAGAGCAGATAATTCATTTATTCCGGCGTGAATTTGCCGGGCAGGTTCGCGGATTCCCGACCGGATGCGCCGCTATTCTTGATATTAATATGTCGCAGGGCTACCGCGAATCTGAATTAATCGGCGCCAGAGTGGCAGCCGCGCAAATGGGTATCTGGGTGCAGAGCGCTAACGGTGGCGCATCTAAGTTTGACCCGGACGGCAAAGGCGGTGAAGGCGTTAAACCAACGGCAGAGATAGCGCCGGGACAATTCCTTTTAGCGCCAAAGGGCTACGACTTTAAACAGTTCACCCCGCAACATCCCAATGGTAATTTCGCGACTTTCATTAAAACAATCATGCGTTCTATCGCCTCATCGCTTGGCGTGGCGTATAACGATTTTGCCAACGATTTGGAAAACGTCAATTTTTCCTCGATGCGTTCCGGTGCATTATCAGAACGCGACGGCTGGAAAATCGACCAGCAATTCCTTATTGAGAATTTCATTGACATTGTTTATATGCGCTGGCTCCGGATGTTCCTGTTGTCCGGACTGTCAATCCTGCCATTCAGCAAAATAGAAAAGTTTGACGCTGCGATATGGCAGCCGCGCCGCTGGCAGTGGGTTGACCCGAGAGCCGATGTTCAGGCAAACCTCTCGGCAATCGCCGGTCTTATCAAGTCGCCACAGGAAGTCATTCGCGAAAATGGCGGAGACCCTGACGACGTGTTAGCCGATATCCAGGCGTTCAGTCAAGCTGCCAACGCCGCCGGGTTGACGTTTTTGCCATCTATTAAAGACGTGAATAATAATCAGGCAGGTAAAGCAAATGGCTAAAAAACTAAAGACTGAAAAAATAAAAGAAAAGAAGTTTTTCCGTTCCATGACTTCTGAGGCTCCCGGCATTGACGTTGAAAAAAGAACTGTTGAATTTTCTTTTTCGTCAGAACTACCGGTAGAGCGTTACTTCGGTATGGAAATACTGGACCATGCCGCTGGCAGTTGCGATATGTCCCGGCTGAATAATGCCGCTGCGGTCTTATGGAATCACGACTGGGACGAACAAATCGCCGTCGTGGAAAAAAGCTGGCTGGATAATGTCCAGCGCAAACTGTATGCGCAAGTGCGTTTCAGCGAAAACGAAGACGCGGACGCAATATTCAAAGATGTTTGCGCCGGCATAATTAAAAACGTCTCTTTCGGTTATACGACCGCCAAGCGCGTTTTGGAAAAGACTGAAAATGATATGGACTTTTACCGGGTTACATCCTGGATGCCTTACGAAATTTCTTTTGTTTCCGTTCCTGCAGATCCCGGCGTAGGGGTTGGCAGGTCTTCCAGTCAGGAAGATGTGAACGATTGCGAAGTAGTTTCCGGCGCCACCGATGACGATCAGGAAGAAGCGAATAAAAAGAATACTCAAACAACTCAAAATAATGAGGGACAAAAAATGGCTGAAGAACATGCCCAGGTATTAACCGATGAACGTTCCCGCGTGAAAGAAATTTCCGCAATCGGGAAAAAGTTTCAACTCGAATCCGAATCCGAAAAAGCGATTGCCGGCGGCGTAAGTGTTGCCGAGTTTCAAAAGTCCGTCCTTGCGGAAATTGAAAAACGCAATGTTGCCACTGCTACCGCAAAGAGCAATGACAATCTCGGACTCAACGAAAAAGAAAAACGCTCTTTCAGTTTCCTTAGAGCTATCAACGCTCTGGCGAATCCGACCGACAAGCGTTCACAGGATGCCGCCGGCTTCGAATATGAAGTCAGCAACGCATTCGCCGCCAAGCGTGGATTGAATCCTAAAGGAATCCTGATTCCGATGGAAATTCTCGCGCATCGTGATTTCAACCTGACTACTGGCGCCGGATCCAACGCCGTGGCCACTAACCTTCTGGCCGGTTCTTTTATCGACAAGCTCGATAACGCCATGCTGATTAACGCCTTGGGCGCAACAGTATTGCGCGACCTCGTCGGCAATGTCGATATTCCCCGCCAGACCGGACGTGCAACCGGCTACTGGATTGATCCGGAAGGCGCAGCCATCACTGGCGCAAGCAATCCGACTCTCGATCAGGTCAGCTTGAGCCCCAAAACTGTTGGCGCGTACACGGACGTAAGCCGTCGTTTACTGCTCCAGTCCAGTTTGGATATCGAGTCACTGGTCCGCAATGACTTGGCGAAAGTTATCGCGCTCATGATTGACTATGCCGCAATCGCCGGAACCGGATTGAGCAATACGCCTAAAGGTATTATCCATCAGGATAATATCGGCTCTTTGAACTGGGCAACTGCTGCAACTCCGAGCTGGGCGAAAATCGTCGAACTGGAAACCAAAGTAGATGTTGCCAACGCTGCAACCAGCAAAGCCGTCTATCTGATGGAATCCCTGATGCGCGGCAAACTGAAAACCACGGAAATTTCCAGTGGCTATCCGCAGTTCATCATGCAGTCTGATGGTTCCGTCAACGGTTACAAGTCCGCTGTGTCGAACCAGGTCCCGGATTACAATGTTATATTCGGCGACTTTTCCGACGTCATTCTGGCTTTTTGGTCAGGACTTGATCTTACTGTGGATCCCTTCACCAACGCCACAAGCGGTAAAGTGCGCGTAATCGCGTTGCAGGATTGCGACGTTGCATTGCGTCGTCCTGAATCCTTCGCGTTGGGCAGCAATCCGACGGTTAGCTAAGACCTCCTCTTTTGTAGCCCGGCGTAAAAACCGGGCTTTTTTTCTTTAAACTACAACAAGGAACCAAATGAAAGTTGTATTAACTACCGATTTACGCAGGCAGGGACAGCATGTATCAGCAGGAACAATACTGGACTTGAGTCGCGGTGAGGCAATGGCGCTAATAGGCTCTAACCGGGCAAAGTCAATCGAACCTGAAATAATGGCGCCGGTTGCTGATTACACGCATCCGGTGTTATCAATTACCGGACAGACTGCCAAGATTGCCGTATGCGTTACCGTGCATCAGGAATATCTGCAATACCTGAAACGGCAAATTGACGCGATAGAGGCGCAAACCGTAAAGCCGGCAGAAAAGTTTCTGGCATTAGACGGATGCGAAAAGCCTGATTATGTCCCGGCTGACTGGAATATAATTATCGGTAAAAGTGGCAGTCCTAATCCCGGACGGAATACTGCCGCGAAAAATACAACGTGCAAATGGATTATCTTTGCCGATGCAGACGATGAGATGCACCCGGAATATATCGCCGCCATGAATGACAAGGTAGTCAACGCCGCTGAAAATGTTGGAATCTTTTATGCCGATTTGAGATATTCCGACGGCGTTAAAATGGATACCCCTGAAATATTTGATTTCTGGCAACTGCGAATCGGCAATTGTGTTTCATCCTGTTCATGCTGGAGGACTGCGGCGCTATTTGAAGGCGGCGGTTTTAGCGGTGATATTTATGACGACTGGACACTTGCCTTGGCGGTAACGCGCTGCGGCTGGAAAGCGGAAAGACAGTCAAGAATCCCGATATATTGCCACCATCACGGCGGCAACCACAGACATTTAGAACATCATACCGTATTGAATCATACCTTTGTGGGACGCACCTATGCAATTGTTTCACTGCTGGCGGGTAGAATCAACTGTTTTGAAGACTGGAAACGCTGGCTGATGAATGCGGAACTCCCGCCGATGTCAACAGTTTATGTTCTTGACAATAGCGGCTCTGATGAGTTTGGCGATAATGTCAGAAAGTTTCTCGCTGGACAAACCAAGTTTGCATTCCTGTATCAAAAATATTCGCGTCCTATTGAAATCAAAAGCTGGGTTGATCGGCATTGCTTTGTCCCGGCGCTATACAATCAAATCTTGCAATATGTCAATGACGACTTTGTCTGCTTCTTAGAGGATGACGTGTTGCCGCCAATGGACGGAATGCTGAAGCTGGCAGGCGCATGGAACTGGCGCAATAATACCGGCGGTATTTCCGGATGCTACTCCGGACGCGAAATCCCTGGCATTTATGCGGCAACAAAAGACGTGGACGTTGACTACTGGAGCGGCAGCTATCAGCAAAGCGAAATTACTGAAGACAAGCTATATCCGGCTGGCTGTATTGCCGGCGGATTCGCTCTGTATCAGAACGCCATGATCAAACAGGCGATGCCGTTCAAGTTTTACTACAAACGCGACAAAATAGCCTGCGGCTGGGATACCAATTTCAGCGTATTCTTACGGGAAAAAGGTTTTAAACTGTGGCTACATGGCGGCGTAAAGTGCGAACATAACATAAAAAACGAGGCTAAAAATGATACCGGAACGAAAAATACTACACCAGAAAACGAATCGCGACCAAGAAACAATCAAAATAAAGGACGTAAAAAATGAGCCTGTTAAACCGAAACGACCTGTTTATACCGGAATTCTGCGAAAAGGCGACAATCGGTGGCGCGTCCTATGACGTTATCGCCTCGGAAATGACCGCAGACAATCAATATACCGGCTATGGACTTGAGGCTAACGTTGACATTGTGCTTGACGTATGGAAGGCAGACTTTGCCTATCCGGCAGAATTGCCAACCATTGCCGAAAAAATAACCTTTCGCGGACAAGTTTTCCGCCTGTTGAAAGTTATTGACGGCTCCAGTAACGAAACGGCAAAACTGTTTTTAGTCAGCTTATCCAGCAGGCGGTAATATGGGCAAGCCATTAAGCGTAACCGTTGAAGCAGAAAAGTTCTACCGGGCAGTCAGAAAATACATGAAGCTGGCGGAAAAAGAGCAAAGCGTCATTATCCGCGAGGCTACGCAAACATTTATTGCCGCCGCGCAACGCCACACGCCACCGCTGAATGACAAGCAACCGAGCGCAAATATTAAAAAAGATAAGTATCTGCGTCATGTCAGGCATTATAAAGACACTCGCGTTTCCGTTATGATAAGAAAGCGAAAAAAGTTTTTCAAGGACGAGAAAGAAGCGAAGCCTTACCGGATCATGTCATACCGGGGAATCTCCCGCGCCGGCTGGTTCTTACGCGCCGAACTTGCCGGACTGAAAATAACTGCCGCCATGCAAGGCATATTGAAAAAATCACGCATGATCAATAATCAACCCGGCATCAATGCCGTTGATGTCAAAAATACCGCAGACCATTCCACCGCAAACATCATCAATAATGTTCATGGCATTGAACGCTATGCCCGGATAGCTGAAGCGCAGGGATACCGCAGCGCAGCGCATTCATTTAACGCCGGATATCGGCGGCTGAAAGAAAAACTATCTGGCGAACTTGGTTGACGTTTTCATAATATAAAAAGGACTGCACCAATGCAACAGAGTTTTTTAACAGAGATACGCGACGCGGTAATCGAGTTGCTCGGGGAGGTAAAAATTGACTCCCGGGTTATCCCAGTACGCGCTTACGGCGATAATGAAACTGAAAAAGATGATATCGCCATTATTGTGCGGTGCTACGATTCGCAACCGGCACATGAAGATTTCCCGCAACTGCATGACCGGAAATGCAAACTGGAAATTGCGGTCAGTTCCTTAATCGCTGAAGACACCAACGAGGCTATCACCGACGCGGTACTCAATGAGATATTCTCATTTGTGGGCGGCGATGACTTCACCGCCAGCGCATTAGCGTCTGAATCAGGATTAACGATTGATGCGATACTTCCGGGTGAAGATACTTCGCAGATGTCAGCGGATGAATCCGCCAAAGTTTTTAATTTAACAGTTTACGTTCAAAACGCCTTTTAACCCTAAATAGGAGACGAAAAATGGCTAGAACTTTTGGTATCACTGGAACCGCTCCAACTGCGGTTGTGCTCAACACTTTAACCACTAACAAGAAACCCGAAATTGCTGAAGCTCGCGACAAAGACGGCAAAGTCACCGACCGCAAGGCATACAGCCTGACTGAAACAGTCAGCGTTGAGGGCTTGGTTGATGGCACTGGCTATCCCGAAGGCGGACAGACTGCATCAATCGGCGGCAAAACTTTCATGTGCGAAGATTCAACGGTCACCGAAAAGAACGTTGATTATCAGCGCTATGCCGCCACGTTGACCAGAAAAGATTCAGAGACCCAAGTAGCTTACGTATCTTAATCACTTTCTTACGGGGTGATATAGATGGGAAAGCTAGTCCCGATTAAGGGCGACTATCTGCGACTGCTGGAAGCCGACCAGGTATTCCAGGGGCGGTTTGCTACTGATGCCATTCTCGATGACTTGGAACGGCAAC